CATCTGCAAAGTCTCTCTCTGAGCGCATCGACATGCTCAAGGAGTTCGGCAACGTTCCTGCTCCTGTCGCATCCGAAGCGCCAAAGTCTGAGCCATGGAAGTCTGGCAGTGTTGTCCGGAATCCATTCCCTGGGCCAAAGGCTGAGGCTGATTACAAAGCATACGCATTCGGCCAGTGGGTTCGCGGCAATGTCCTCGGAAATGCTAAAGCAGCCAAGTGGTGTGATGAGCATGGTGTCAAGTCGCAGACTGAAGGAACGAACTCCGAGGGTGGATTCACCGTCCCTGAGATCGTTTCGAGCAGCCTGATCTGGCTTCGCAACGAGTACGGTGTAGCGCGTCGCTTCTCCCGTATTTACCCGATGACGTCTGACATCCTCAACGTGCCAAACGCGTCCACTTCGACAACCACGTATTACCCTGGTGAAGCAACCGCCATCACCGCGAGTGACATCACCTTTACACAGGTCGCATTGACCGCGAAGAAACTCGCGATCCTGACCATCGTGTCCAAGGAACTGAACGAAGACACCGTCATCGACTTCGGCGCCACATTGGCGCAGGACTTCGCATACGGTCTCGCACTTGCTGAGGATGCAGCTGCATTCCAAGGCGATGGCACGAGCACCTATGGTTCCATCACCGGAATCATGCCACGCATCAAGGCACTGTCTGCAACCTTCGCAAACATTGCCAGCATGGTTGTAGGTCCTTCCGGATCACAGACTGCACTCTCGAGCTTCACGCTCGCGAATTTCCAGTCCATGGTCGGCAAACTTCAGCCATACGCGACCAGCCCACGATGGTACATGCACAAGAACGTGTTCTATCAAGGCGTCGCAGACAAGCTGATCGCACTGTCCGGAAACAGCATCATGGACATCCAGAATGCCTATGGTCCTGAACCAACGCTGTTCGGTATCCCGATCAGTTTCGTACAGAACATGCCATCGGCAACCGGCGTATCCAAGACGATGGTCGTCCTCGGAGATCTCTCCAAGGGTGTCGCGTTCGGTGATCGTCGTGGCGTATCGGTCGAGGTCTCTGACCAGGTCAAGTTCATCGAGGATGCGCTTACCTTCAAGGCAACCGAGCGCTATGCGTTCAACTGCTTCGATGTCGGAAACGTCACCGCAACAGTGGCCGATCAGGTCCCTGGTTCCATCATCGTTCTCCAGGCTGCCGCTTCGTAGGCTGTCTGACTTCGCAGTCAAGGGGAGCGGGTTATCCCGTTCCCTTTTTGTTTTTAGGATGTACACATGCCACTCACAAGAACTCAAGCACTCGACCGACTCGCATGGATGACCGCATCCGACCAGTATCCGTTTCTCGATTCGACTGCACTGCAACAGCTCGTGGACGATCACGCTCGCTGGGCTGTCTGGTCTGCATCCACAGCCTTCGTGGTCGGCGATATCATCATCCCGACAGTCGCAAATGGTCGACTCTACCAGTGCGTCATCGCAGGGACATCGAGCGCCACTGAGCCTCAGTTCCCACAGTGGACCAGGACAACCGGCTACAGCGTGAATGATGGCAGTGGTGACCTATTGTGGCAGGACATAGGTCCCGCGAACGTCGAGCGCTATGACATCCGCACAGCTGCGCGACAGGGCTGGATTCGCAAAGCGTCCAGCATCACGCACCTCATTGACGTCAAGGATGGTCAGGTCGATGCTAAGATGGCCGTGCTCCGTGAGCACTGTCTCGACCAGGCGAAGCGCTTCTCACCGATGGTGTTCGTATGATTCCAGCAGCTTATTCCAACGCGCTTAAGAACGCGATCCAGGCGTATTCGTACGCTGACCGTGTCGCGATCTGGCGGACCGTCAATCAGGCGGATGGCATCGGTGGCGTGTCACAACACTGGATACAGGTCGCTGAGATCCGTGGAACGATAAGCAACACCGGCGATACCGAAGGTGTGGTCGGTGGCATGATCGAGCAGTCTGGTACATGGACGCTCACGTGTTCACCAGACATCGAGGTCAAGGCCGATGACAGAATATACACCAGCGGGAATCCTCAGAACCTAGCGCCATACTACGAGGTCATCGGATCAGACTACGGCCACACGAACGCAGTCTCGCAAACCATCGGACTCCGCGCCAGGACAAACGGCTAAGTGTATCCACTGCGTGGTGCAAGCTTCGCTGTCATCGCACCATGATAAAGGTGAAGTTATTGATGGGGTGTATGCATGAGTCCTGAGATGTGGGTCCAAATCGGAATACAGGCGTTTATTACGACAGTGTCAATCGGTGCCGCTTGGGTGGCATTGCAGGTCAGGCTGACGCGCCTGGAGACTCAGGTGGCACACATCATCTCGACGCTCGATGGCCAACAGCAGGAAGTGCGCCGCATCGAACAGCGGCTCGGTAAACTCGAAAACAAGGTTTCCGCTTTGGAGGCGATCATACAAAGATGAACAGCATCAGTATCAAAAGACTCGTGGTCGTTGTGATCGTGGCTTTTATAGCTGCTTTCACTTCCGTTTTCGGTGATGGCATCAGGACATCTGAAGCACACGACATCGCCGAGCTCGGCGCAGTGCTGGCACTCTACGGAAGCAAGGCGGTAGCGGCGGGTGTCTCCGCTGCGGTGAGTTCTGTGCTGGCGTTCCTGACGATGCCGTTCAAGGGTACGAATGCGAACAGCCTGAAGGTGGGCAAATGAATCTCCAAAACTTTAGGATTGAAAAGGAACCAGCACCTTCTACCGATTGGCGTGTCTTTGGTGACATTACGGATGACAGTAACAATCTACTAGGTACGTTTGGTGTTGATGGAACGTCTGTCAATATGTGGTGGGTCACTCAGGATGACGCGTTTCAAGGCGGTATTGTGCAGCAATTTGCAATAATAATGGCTCAACAAATTATAAGTGGAGATGCCGAATAATGGCTACTTACTATGTAAGACAGGACGGTAATGACAGTAATACTGGTCTTGGGTCAAGCACAGCACTGGCGTGGCGGACCATCGGTAATATCTTTAAGTCAGGGTCTGTTGTCACAGGTGGAGACATTGTCTATATCGCTCCCGGCACATATACCGAGACCATTACCGTACTTGCCACTAGCCCGACAAGTGAAGTACAGATTATTGGTAACCCAACATCGTCATTGTTCCCCGGTGTTAATGCTGGTGTAGTAAAACTATCGGCATACAACTCCGCTGGTACTGCTGTCGTAAATAACAGTACATTCCTAATCTCAGCAACATCTAAAAACTATTATTCATTTAGCAATTTTGTTTTTGAAGGCGCACCTCCTTCAGGAAGTTTCGCCGTAGGATTTGTTACGTCACGCTATATCAAATTTACAAAATGTGTATTTCGTGCTGAGAACGTTGGTGGTGCTAATTTCTCAGGGTCGCAATTGCATTTGAGTTCAGCGGCATCGACTGCTCTAGATGCAACGATTGACCAGTGTTATTTCGGAAGTTCGCAGAATCCGGGAGTATACCTAGAAGGTGCATCTCAACTATCAGATACAACTGTGTTTAAAAATTGTTTCTTTGATGGTGCCGGACAAGGTGCGGTCGGACTTATCGGAGCCTTGAACCCTTGGACGATAACAGCATCGGTAATAAACTGTACGTTTATGAATGCGAATCAGGGTATTTATCAACTATCTGGAAGCGCAAATGCATTTTTGACAATCAAAAACTGTTTGTTCAAAAGGTGTGGGACTGCTATAAGTGGTTCATCATCTGTAAGTGGTGTCCAAACCTACAATAGGTTTATTGGGTGCAATAATAACGTAGCTAATATCCCAACGAGTGTAACAAGTTCAAGTGCTGGAGTCTTTGGGGTTGACACTTTCGAGAGTCTTTTATTTGGTCTTAACAACCTGCAACCATTTACAAGTTATGACAACAGCCCGAACAAGTCATTTGGCAACGCTACAGGCGCACCAGCAACCGACCTCTATGGTGTTACGTGGACAGGTACAAGCCCAGATGCAGGGTCTGGTACTTACCGGGTTATCACAAGTAACCCGACAAACATTCAATACAACGGTGGTGTAGAACGAAACGCGTCTGCTATCACCATCGCACCTGCCAGCACATCACAAAGTGTCGAGCTGTTCTTAGGTGCTACAGGCATAGCATTCAATGCTGTTGGTCTAGCGGCTTACTACGTCCGCAATCAAGCGGCTCCGGTGGCTATAACGCTGGTCACGCAGACACCTACAGGCGCGTGGACTTCTGGTGGCTTTGCTGAGATATCGTCGAGCCTCGTGCCGGGCGTGTATCGTTTGGACGTTCCCGATGCTGCTTTTGCCGCTGGTGCATCTGATGTCACGATTGTGGTGCGTGGTGCGTCTGGTACGAACGGAGCAGTCTTGACCGTTACTCTTTCAAGTGGTGGCTTGACGGCAGCGCAGACAGCGGCGGCCGTCCTCGATGCTGTTGGTTCCTCTTATGTCACCGCTGGTTCGATTGGTTATTCAATCCAGAACAGCAACGTGGCAAGCATCAGCGGTAGCACAGCGGCAGCCGATGAGCTCGAAGGCGCTCTCCTTCACAACGGAACCGACTACATCTCCGCTGATCTGTTGACGCCAGTGTCAGCTGCGACCAGCGTTCACATCGGGCCTTATCAACTCCTGGCTGATGGCTTAGGTGCTGATCAGCCGCTCGATGTCAATGTCGGCACCGCCACGAGCATCGATGTCCAGGTCACTGACGCGAATGGGACTGGTATCGACATCACTGGGGCGACGGTCACAGCGAAGGTCTACAGCTCAGCGGGGACACTCGTGGCCACATACAGTGGAACCGCCACGTATGCGGACAATGGTCGGTTATCATTCGGTCTCACGACTACGGTCACGAATACATCTGGCACGTACACTGTGACTGTGACCAGGACAACCGGAGCGACCGACACGCAGATCTTTGGACCATTGAGATTGTATGTGAGGCCAGTATGAGCGTAAACATTTTACAGATCACCGAAGATCCGGAGCAGGTCACGCAAATCGCGGCCTGGACCGGAGACTGGCACACATACGTTTTGCGCCTGGTCGATGACAACGGCTCTCCGATTGACATCACGACAGGCACTCTCGCGGCGACATACACGACAGCCGCCACAGGAGTCGCGTATTCGTTCGGTGGAGGAAGTGCCACGCTCACGAAGTCTCTCTCCTCACAGGGCATCGTGACGGTCCTGAACCCCGCTGCATATCCAACAGCAGCTGTCGTGCGTCTGACATTGTCGTACACGGTGTCGACTACCGTGCGCCGCTTCGGTCCACTGCTCATCGAGGTCCTGGCGCCATGACCGTCAAGGTCGACCTGTCCGGCTTCGATGACGCGGAGCAACGTTTTCGCATGCTGGCTGTTTTTCTCCAGAATGCGGTGAGTGCTTCGTACACTGGCATGATCGCACTGATGACTGGCCCTAAGTCTGGGCGACGCTACAAGATGCCAGGCACAAAGACAATGTATCAAGCATCCGCGCCAGGACAAGCGCCAGCGGTGCGGACAGGATTCCTTCGAACCTCGATCACGATTGGCAAAGTAAACGACTACGAGTACATCATCAGTATCGCTGCGCCTTATGGCAAGATACTCGAGTTCCAGAAGAATAGACCGTTCGCGATACCTGCCAGCACCAAGGCATGGAATGTTTTCACAGGCGTGGTGAGGAAGTACTTCAATGGTTGAATCACTCGTAGTCGATGAGTGGATCTATGACACACTCACAGCTGATGCAACGCTTCAAGGACTGCTGGCGGTAGACAACCGATCGCCATCGTACCAGCAGGGAATATACCTGTATCTGGCTCCCGAGAAGGATCCGATCAGCCTCCGACAGCCACAGGTGCCATACATCGTGGTGCGTCACACTGACGCTGGCCAGACTGACACGACATCGATCTGTGGTGGCCGCATCGTGACCACATCAAGCCATCAGGTGTGGTGCTGGGACACGCAGTCTGGTGCTGTCTCGATGGCGCGCATCAAGGCCATCGTGGACCGAATCGATACACTGCTAAACCGACAGACAGTAAACAGCACGACGCCTGTATTCTTTTTGAATCGTGCATCGGTATCATCATCGGTCGACGTGTCGCAGGATGGTCGCGTCGATAATGGCATATCACAACTCTACATCGCCACAATAACTCCAGAGGTATAACCAACATGGCCCGTCCGTTACTCGCAAAAGACGTCACACTGACGATCACTTTCACCGCTGCCGCTTTGACTGGCGACACGATTGCACTCCCGACCACGACAGCCACGTCTGTCCAGTGTCTCGCGAAGTCGTTCTCGACAACCGTCACACAGAACATGGTCAATGCCACTGCTTTGTGCGCGGTCTTTGAGGCATCACTTCCGACGACACAGGCAGGAACAGTCAACCTCGAGCTGTACATCGACAACACCACTGGTCCTCTTTTCACGAGCAAAGTCGGATTCGGCTGTGAGATTGACGTCGACCTCGATGGCGCTGGTTCCGTTGCTGGCAACGTGGTCAAGTATTTTGGTATGGTTACGGAAGCAGGGCTGTCCCTGACTCCAGAAGAAACACAGACCGAAACCGCGACCATCAAGCTTGGCGTGTCCGGAATCACTGGTCTTTCAGGATCATAACTTGAGCTCAATTTTTGACAACATTCCCAAATTAGAAGGTCGACCGAATCTCGTAGTCGACATCGAGCGCTTCATCGGAACGCCAGGTCAAATCGTTTTCCGCGAACCGAAGGCATCCGATCTGTTTCCTCGGCCTGAAGTTGAGAAGATGTTAAAGATTGCATATCCTGAGTTTCCAGCTCAGATGCTGCAGATCCTGATGATCATGGCACGGTGTTATGTAATTCAGCCTGGTGATGGTGAAATCAATCCCGGACGTCGCTTCGCGCAGCTGGCCCGTGACCGGTCTGACATATACCTCTATGTCGTGGCTGAGTTCGCCAAAGCGTTTCCGATTGACTTTGCAGCGGCGGTAGACGAAGTCCCAAACGACTAAGCGGGGTGGCGCAGACGATACTGTACACAAGTGTGCGGCATTTGAAGCGCCATCCCCGTGAGACCGATTTCAGCCTGGATGAGTTCGCTGAAGTCGCATGGGCGGCTGAAGTCTGGGACAATCAGATCGTGGAAATTGTCAAGGCCGTGATGTCGGTCATGGCAAAAAGGACACTCTAATGGCGCTCGGCATCTTCGACATTGTATTCAAAGTTTCAGGCGCTGGCGATGCAGTCCAGGGGCTGAAGAACGTCAAGGCTGAGGCGAAGTCGACAGCTGATGCTTTAGACCATAGTAAATCCTCGGCTGTGAGTTATGGCGACCAGCTGTCAAAGCTTGGAAAACTTGGCGCCACACTCGGTGCCATGGGTGGCCTGAT